CTTCAACAACCCACTCAGATTACGCTGCTTACGCTGAACATGATCAATATCGCTATCGGTCATATGAACGACCTTATCAAAGACGCTATCGAATTCAGCAACAACTTCGTAACGGCAGCAGCGAAGCTTCTGGAACTTATGATCGCTGGGAACGCTAACCACATCACGCGGATTGACCTTACAAATCATAAGACGGTTTCCACCATCATTATCTTCGTCATCAAGATCAATGCCACCATAACTCTTAGCGTAATCAATTGCACCAACGTGCAGACCATGACCACAGCCATTATCACGATTACTATCTACACTGCTACGTGAAACTTGGCAAACCGATCCGACGCTATTATCAAACTTGCCAGAATAAATATCACGGTAGTCCTCACGAACAGCCTTGTAGGCGAGGAAACAACCATCATAAGTAATCGGCATGTTCTTATTTTCCATGAAATCAAAAAGCTCAACAACAGCATGGTCAGAAGGATTCTGACTCAGATTATCAAGGAAATTAAGCATCGGCTCAAAAGGGAAACCCTGCTTAACCATGTCGATAATGGTATTGGTGAACATGTTTGGCATCTTAATACCATCCCAAGTCAGCGAACCATCTGTGCAGTTAACATAACCCTCACAGTAGGCATTCACATGGGAAACAATATCATAAGCAGCTTCAAAATGCTCGACATTGTTATTCTTAAGGTGCTTTACCAGCTTGTTATAATTAGGGTGAGACTTGCCGAAGCAATATGTCTGACCGCTAACAATCGCAGTAACAGTACCGTCATTTGCAATAATATACTTGTTGGACATCATAATTCTCCTAGTTTATTCACATAGAACTCAGAACGTTGGACATATGTTCAGCAGACTCAATCGTGTCGATATAATCGGCAACGATCTTCACATCATTTTGACCCACATTACCATAGTAACCCATGTTGGCAATTACCTTGAGCATAGGATACTTCTTAACAGCCTCATCAAACCTCTTGGAGAATTTCGTGTTATCGATCTTCATTCCAGAGAAGTCAACGCTATCACAATTTGGAATGGTGCTGCTCATGGCACGAACCAATTCCATATCATGTCGCATAGAAGTTATACGCTTCTCATGCTCATTATACTCAGCAACGATCCTCTTTGCCTCATTATCGGTTTGTGTAGCACTAAAGATAGTTGCAAACTTTTCATTCCTGTTAGCAGACAAGCCGCATCGGACGTTGCAATCAATAATGTCTTGCTTATGGTCCGCAACAGCCTTATTGAAAACTGTACGCAGAACATCAACGGCATCGGTCCAATTAGAACGCTCTGCAAGCTTACGATTCTTAATCACAGACGGCTTAACAGCGTAGAATGTCATACCATCAACATCGTCAGGATAATGCTTGTGCATATAAGTGAGAGCATTTGCAATAAGGTTCTCATCCACATCCTTATATCCAAGGGTAATGCTACCCTTAGACTCAGTGAAGTAGTACGCATTCTCATACTTTACACTCATGTTGCACTCTTCAAATCGGCCAGTTTCTTCATTAAAAACTTGAATATGAACAGGCGGAAGACCATCACCAGAGCCAGAACTGGTTCTGTCATAGGTGATCTTGGGCAAACTGGAAGTCAGCACAATATCATCCTTGGTCGCTCCACCCAGTATATCATACAAACCGTTGTTGTCAACAGTCTCTCCATCCTTAAGCTTGTAAACATAGCACTTTTGTTCGCCATGCTCTTCACGCATAAGTTTCTTGATTCGACTCAAACCACCGCGATTCAAATCGTCAACAAAGAACTTCATGTCGCCAGTGAAGTTAATAAATTCAACATCGGTTGAGCTATTGACCTTTTTGCGATAGTAAGACTTATTGAGAAATGTAAGCGAAAGCTTGTCCTTGATATTAACACTCTCGTTAATAATGTTATCGAACAGCTTTTGACCATTCCAACTGATCGACTTCTGGAGCGACTCAATAGCATTCTTGATAGAAGAACACTGATCGCTAATCTGAACATACTTAACGCGAGCCTTATAAAGCGAAGGCTGGCTCTGGATTTGATCTTCAATCTTGGATGCAATTTCAGATGTGATACGATTAACAATATTCTTGATGTTAATCTTAGTGTCCTTACTGTAGGACAGGGACTCACGACTAGGAGTAATATCAACATCGCCAATATTTACAAAGATACGAAGACCATCAGAATATTGAATGAATCGTGCTTCTTTGTTGTCGCCATCACCCATAATCTGCAAATGATCAATAGGATAAGCAATCTGACCCATAATGATCAAGTTGCTGGCAGAGTGGTCATTATCATCAAAATACCAGCCATCACCAGCAAGAACCTTGTCGATTTTCTTAAAAATAACCTTCTCGCCAACAAAGTTAGGCTTGACCTTGAAGAATTCATAGACTTTAGCCGCTTCAACATTAAACCTATTAATGTCGTTGGAATTAACTTGAATAGAAACCTTGATACCATTCGGTTCGTCAGTTTCCGTTTCGTGCATCAGAGAGAAAACGGGGCTACCGTCCTCATTCTTATATGCATTATAGATACGCTTCTTGCCATCAAGATAAGCTTCCACAGTAAAACTATCGGAATATGCAAACGGAGCCTTACTACCAAGACCAAGGCAACCAACAGCATCATTGCTATTGTTACGAGTGCTACGAAAATACGTAGTATAAAGTTGCATACAGTTATCGTGATCCATGCTAGTGCCGTAATCACGAATAAAGAAAACAGGATTCAGAACGGTGGGAAGGTGAACGTCAAAAGCAACGTCACGCTTGCCAGCATCAACGTGGGAATCGTAAGCGTTGGTAGAAAGCTCACGAATAACGGCAAGAACCTTATTAGAATAAAGACCATCAGACAGAATAAAGAAAGCCTTGGACGATGCTTCGATGCTAAACTTAGACTCTTCGAAGTTACCAGACTTTTCAATAACGTTTGTACCAGCGTGAAGTTTCATAATTTCAAAATCTCCTACAAGTGCTTAATTGTCGAATGTGCTATCAGTATACCACAGTTATCGGCTGTGTCAAGCGGCAGCTTTAAAAATTTTCTAGCGTGTCTGCTCTACGCAGAAAAATAGCGGTTCTAAAGCAAAATCAACCAAATGACCATCGACGTAATCGTACCATTGATCTAGAAAATCTTTCACATTGTTGATATCTTCTGTGCAATATCTATAAGAGTGGTAATCATTGATATCGTCATTCCAAATAAAGATTTTGTCATAATTTGCTTCTACATTACGAGAATCTTCCTTAAAATATCTAGCTGCTAAAAGTTGAATAGGTGAATATTGTGTATTTTTCATAGAGCGAACGATATCACTTTCAGACATTTGAAGTTCGATTTTCATTTCCAGCCTAAAGCCTCCGAAACAGTTGGTAATTGAGAAACAAAAACATCCTTACATTGATTTGCTATATCCATATGTTCCTTTTGAGTTCCATTAGACGATCTAAGGTTTATGTAGTGAATCCATGATCTAACGGTTCCACTCATATAAAGCCTAGTGGGAGTTGCTAGTGGAAGAACAAATCTTGCACATTCTTTTGCTACACCATCTGCTATCATACCATCATAAATAGCTTTTGCTTTTGCAAAATGTTCTCTTATTTGAGTATTCCATTTTACTTTTATTTCATCAGAAATATCATTGATACTATTTTGTCTATTTTTAGTATCTTGACGGCGTAATTCAAACGTAGGTATTTCTTGTGCTAATAGCGTTGTGTCAGCATATCTCTGACTAAATTCTTGAAAAGTAAAACTTCTATGGCGAAGAATTTGTGCGGCTAATCCCCTAGTGGTATCTATTTCAACAGTCATGAAAGCCTGCTCAAATATCGACCAATGCTCATGATCTATACAATACTTAAGAAGCTTCGAATAGTTTTCATTATTTTGATTACTTGGATTCGATACTTTCGCACAATATGCTATAGTTTTTTCAGCGTCCGGTGTAATAGATACAAATTTAACGTTCATTAAATACAAATACCTTTCTGATATGATCTAAAAATTCTTGCGAAGATAATGAGTTTTTCATGATGTTGCAAGTAACACAACATGGCTGAGTGTTATTTTTTGTATACCCTTTATTACTATCTATTCTATCTATAGAATTGGTTGGGTAAGGAATTCCTTTAAAGTATTTCGCGTCTGTTAATGATGGTTTAGCACCACAATATGAACAATCTTGCGTGATCAAAATTTCAACGTCGTTAGGACTTAATTCAAAATAAATATTTCTTTTAATTGCACTTTGTTTGTAAGCATTGTGCTTACTATTTGTGAACGCTTGTTTTGTTGTTCTTGTTCGACCGTTTTTTCTAGCCTGCTCTGCCCTTTGGCACCCGCAGCTTTTACCATATTTTATATTTGAATATGTTCCTTTGTGTTCTTTATTACATGCGGGGCAAATTCCGATAGCCATTTTCCTATTTCTGTTTTGTTCTGGTTTATACTCATAATATGTCTTGAAGATTTCCATATTGGCCTCCTTTGGTTAGTATATGATACTATACACCAAAATATGCCAACACTCACTTTTGAAGTTGCTCCTCCGCATTACGCTTCGTCTTTGCTGAAAATCCAGCCGCATATCCTTGCATATATGCTTCTTTGGTTTCAAATGTAAAAGGTTTCTTTTCTTCCCTTATCCAAGCGAGATAACTTTTGTATTCATCGCAAAGCATTTCTTCGTCAATTAGTTCTAATTCTTTGTAATGATACGTGGTTAATTTGAAATCTGTAGATATTGTACCAAAATATAAACCATCAATATCATCGAAGTGTCTAACCCAAGATGAGATAACTACTGGACATCCAAACGGATCATAAACAATATCGCCACTATCTAATTTTTCTGCATCCTCAAGTTTCATTGCTCGGTCCTCTAGGGAATTCTCAACAATCTATTCTACTTCGCGTCCGATGATTTGTCAACCCCCAAAACTGACTTTAGCCTTGGTTTCTTATTTTGCATTGTCTCTTTGATCCAAGGTACAAATTTACTTATTCTTGTGTGGCCGGATTCGTCGCCATATGTAGAGTCTGGCTTCTTATCATCAGCCATCACGCATGAATTAATACCAGCTAATTTATTTCCTATGAATAAACCTCCGCCGCTATCTCCATGACAAATAATAAACTCTAATGATGTTTTATTTGCTATAGAAGGTGTGCATACCAATAAGTCTCTATCAATATACTCTATTTTATTTGAGCCTGCTCTACGCTTACCATCTGAAAATGAACTACCGGTTTTAAATGTTCCTGTCAATCCATATCCAGAGATGGTGCATATTTTTCCAACCTCATCAGTGTTATCGTACAATTCGGGGTAGAAACTTAAATCTAGTTTTTCATCTATGTAGCATAGTGCTATATCGTTTTCTCCATAATTCTTTTCTTCAAAATCTTTATGTGGTATAACAACATGTACAAGATATTTTTTGTCATCTTTATGAACTACGCACAACTTTGCACCCTTAACAACATGTGCCGCAGTTAAAACCCAATTGGGATCGATAGCGACAGCGGATGCACAAAATAATCCATTGTTTTCATATGCTCCACATATTTGATAAATGTAGTGGAAGTCTTTACCAAATTCGACGTATTTTTCGTCAGGAGTATTCGGGTCTATTGTGCCAGAATAACATACTGGTAAACATAGACTAAGAAATAGAGCTAATTTTATGATTATTTTCATGGTATGGCCTCTGCTGAATTTTTGAGAGATAAGATTTACAGTCAGAAACTACATTCTCATTCCAGCTTTTATAATCCATTAAATGACCAAATATCAAATGACAGGTTTTCCCGCATAGTGTTATTAGATTATCTGGATCAAGCTCTCTATTCGGATTTTTATGTACAGGCTCTATGTGGTGAACTTCCAAGTCTTCTTTTCTACCACAGGCTTGACAAAATGGTTGACTTTCTAGATGTTTCTTCCTAACTTCTTTCCATTTCCAAGAACGCTCAAAGTATCCATATCCAAATTTTTTAAAAAGCCAAAACATAGTATATCCTTATGATGTTAAAACACCTTCATAATATACACTTTATCATGCTAACCTATAGATACTAGACAGCTAAATATACCGCAATTATGAGGATCAATAAAGTAAATGATGAAAATAGGCAACAAATTAAGGCGTTTCAATATCATGATTATATTCCAATTTAGGTAATGTTTGATGTTCAACAGAGTTTTTAATCTCCATAATCAGCACAGCATTTTCTAGGGTGCCGTTTATTTCCAAATGCTCATGAATAGCTTTAGTCAAATAATGGCAAACTTTACCACACTCTAGTGCTTGATTTAAAGAAAAATATAGTGTCATAATGGAAAAGGGGGATAGTTTTTAGCTATCCCCCACAGAAGCGTAATATTTATTTATATGATCACTCTTCTCGTACTAACGCAACACCTAATCCACCCGGTACTGTCGGTGGAATTGTGTCTGTAGCATCAAAGTCGAGTACTGCTGGTGTGCTAACATTTCCAGCATCGTCTACATCTACTAAAGTGAGAACCACTTTATCATTTTGAGCAAATGAAAGCTCACCAAAAGATGTCGTTTTTGGTGCATAGACTTGACTACTCTTCTCTTCACCGTTCACTGTTACTGTTAACCTTCTTTCAACAACGTCTGCATCGACTGGTGCTGCGGCTGTAACGCTATATACTAGAGCCATTGTCTCACCTTTCTCTGTACGAACTAAGTAGTTATGAAATGCGATAGGTTGGATAGTTCGCATATCCATCTTTCGCAGTTGTTTGATTAAATTATTGTAGGAGCAAAAAAACATCCTTACCTCATACTTCGTTCAATGATATTAATCTGAGATATTCTTCTTGAGATATCCAAATATCATCAGTATATGTTTTATGTGATGTTAACAATCCACTGATTTGCTTTCTACCACGATAAGCTAAACAATATTTTAGAGGCTTACCGCTAATATAGCATACACGATTAGATAAACTTAATCGTAGATTCCACTGTCTATTTTTTAGCCATCCAAAGTGCATATTTAAAAATTTATTGCTGTTATTAGTTCTTATACCTAGCATAGTAGCATCATCCTCATTGTGTGCATGATTCCATTCTGGTTCCATCAAAATAACCTTCCTAAACTGTATCCAATGCAATAACCTAATATCGCAAGGAATAACAATCTAAATATTTTATAGGTATTTTTCATTATATTACAAAGTATTCAGTGTCTGGTTTTTTGCTTTTTTGAATCTTCGGTCTATTAGATATTCTTGTTATCTTACCCTTATGATCTTTGTGTTCCAAAGCTAAAAATGATTTTGAACCCCCATCATCATAATCTTTGAAACAAAAATTATAGTTTTTAATAATGTCTTCTGCTTTTGTATATCTATCGTAAATTTCGCCTTCAATCTCAAATATCAGTAATCTTTTAAAGACTTTTGGCATATTCAGCCCCCTTTCCCACAACATCTTCTGCGATATGATCATCTAAAATTTCTGGACAATGCCGATTAATTTCTACTTCTAGTGTTTCGATGGGATAACCCATTTTTTCTCTATAAAAGTAGTCTTTAAACGAATCCAATATTTCCAAATTATCCATTCTGGAAACTACATGATCTGTATATCGTCTTGCAAAATAGGGCTTGTTGTCTGGTGTAATATGTAAATGTCTCATGATAAATCCTCCATATAAATAAATGGAACATTAGAAATAAGTTCATCCTTGATATGGGAATTGCGAGATAATATTTCATCACGCAAATCATCATGTGAATAAAGATTTTTTTCTTCATTCAAATAATCTCTTAACATTTCTCTTATTTGCATAAAATCCATGTTAGCGATTATAGCATCTATATATTTGTCTTGAATCTCCTGCCTATTCCAATGATTAATAGATAAGGTTTTCATGGTTGACCTCATGGTTAAAGTTTAATTTTACCCATGACTCCAAATGTCCACCATTTTCACGGCTGACTTTTGGCACCACAACTACCTTATTATAGTCTGGCTATGGCTATTGCACAACAGAAAGATGCTTAGTAACCTCAGATCGCCCAAGAGCAATCCTAATACCAAGTTTTTTATCATAGTTGTCTTGTAGGCAGCATCTTGCTCGACCTTCAAAGTGTTCTCCGTGAGGGCTATCAATAATAATTTCTGTCATGCCACCCTTTGGCTTGACCGCACCATCGCTATTATGAAATCTGTGATGCCTTACAGCAACCTTATATCCACAACGACGAAGAAAACTAACAGTAACATGGTTCATAAATTTTCCTTTCAACTATTGTAGTATTTCAATATTCGGTATAGAGCAAAAGAACACAATATTATTCCAATCACAGAAACGATTAGTCCTATAGTTTCATCATGAATAATTCTTGGACACAGTGGTTTAGTAACCATTGTTCTAGATTCATTCATTGATTGATCGATCCAACAAGTTTACAGAATTCGATAACATCGTCATCTGAAAAATTGTTTTTGGCATAATTAAACATTAAGCACACAAATCTTACGTTGCCTTTGGTGTAACCTTTGGTGCTATCTATTCTATCCAAAGAAGCTTGATATGGACTTCTATCCTGTTCGTAATTATGAGTTCTCAGGGTTAATTTGCATTTGGTAAATGGGCAAATACCATTCTGTGATTCCCAAAGTTCTTTTAGATATTGCAAATCAACATCAAAAGACTGATTTCTTTTTTTTGAATTTCTAACTACACTTTTCATATACCATCTAAAATCTGTATATCGGTCTGGCTGTCTGGTATATTTTGTTACCTTAAAGTTATTATAAAATTGGGATATATGTTTTAAGTTATTACTGTTTTTACCAGCACACTGTAGATTACAATAAAATAGTTTTTTACCCTTATTTTTCTGTCTTTTGATTTCTGATGCTAATTTTTCTACTTTTTTACCACATGAAGCACACGTTATCATTATCGTAGTTTTCATAAATTTCTCCTTTAATGTGTTATACACAAAAAAATGGAGCTGGGCTGTTTTAAGTGGAGGCGGGCAGAGTCGAACTGCCGTCTTGCGATATGTCTAATTACATCTTCTACAAGTTTATTTTGCTCATGAGTTAAACATAGCTATAGAGCAAACAAGATTCGCTATGTCTTACCAGCTTCTCTTAACCTACAACCCGCTGGGTATTGTAAGTGCAGAGGGATTTGACAACGGATTTTTGATCGCTACCCTCATTCGCAATCGCAATCCGTCACTGCCCGTTTTTATTAGGCAGCGAGAGCTAACTGAGTTTCGCCAGTTAAAGCGTTTAATCGACTTTTAAAGTGGCCGGTCGATCAACCACTACTTGCTAACATAATTTTCTATATCCAATCGATACCGTTACGCCCCCTTATTTTAGGAATTTGATTAAGTCTCTTGGTCCATTGTATCCAACCTTCTTTGTTACCATTGACTTGTCGATAACCACAAAAGTTGGTATCCTGTCAACATTGTACCCTTCCACTAGGTCTTTGTCAACATCGTAATTTGCTGTCACTACAAAATATTTCTTTACTACCTCTGATAAATTGTGGTCATTATTGATATCGTGCTTGGCTATCTTACAAGCACCGCACCAATCTGCTGAGAATACTATAAGTGTTGGACGATTTTCTTCTTGACCATATGAATATGAAAAAACTGTTGCTAATGATATGAGAAAGGAGAGTAAAAAAACGCTTGCTATATTTCGATTATTCATGCTAAATTTCCTTATTATGGTGTAATTCATCCTTAAATTTATACACTTATTTTAATCTTCGTCTATGTATCCATACTCCTTTGCAAGATATAGGTATAATGCATACCATACCAAAAAAGCCGCTATGATTACATATCGACTGTTCGGTAGTGTGTCTTCAATCATTTTTACTACCTTCTATAAAATCTAAAACACCCTTACATATTTCCAATAGATCACCTTCTGTTAGATTCATGTCAGCATACCCATCATAAGTAATAACTCTGATATTGAAGCATCTTTTAGTTATCATTGGATTATGGTGTATTTCAATCATTCCTTCTTTGAGGATTATATTTTGTTTCCTATATTCCTGAGAAGGGATCGGATTCTGGTTTATATCCATTTTTTTCTCTTTTGTTTTTCATCCAAGCTAATAAATCTTCAAAACAATTTTCACAAATATGGATGTCGTGTTTCTCTCCATCTCGTTTACTGAAATATCCCCACGATGTTTCTATAAGAGCGTATTCGTGACAGTATTCATTACTACAACACGACGAACATATGTCACAGTAAATCTTATCTAGTACTTGTGCTGTTTTTTTCTTAAAAGTTCTCATATATTTTTCTTATAAAGCAGCAGAAGGGAATCGAACCCTCAACAACTAGATTGGAAATCTAGTACTCTGCCAATTGAGTTACTGCTGCCTAGTCTAGTATGGATATGTTGTACTCATTTATTACTCTGTAGAAGTAATCTCTAATTTCTTTGACTGCTTCATCGGCATCTTTGAATTCATGACCATACTTATACCATGATCTAAGTTGTTGTTCAATATCGAACATGGCTCCAATTAAATTTTTAGACTGAACAGCCCGATTAAATTCATATTCTTCTTCTGGCAAATCAAATTTAAGTATTGCTTTCATATGCGAACCACCCCATATTTTCTAGGTCTTGTTTCACTTCTTCTGTTATAAAGCCTTCATTACCAGAACAGTACCAATCAATATAGTCGCCTTTCTCTAGTATGTTGGCGATTATACCACCAACTGTTCTCCATGTATAGGAACATGTTTTGCTACCTTTGGTGAATTCATTGTTGCATAATGCAGCATATAAATCTCTACAGTAATCTTCTGATTTTATACATTTATTGTAAATATGGTCGTTGGTTCTCAGATCATATTCTAGGTCTGGCAGATCATTAGTTGGGATAGTATCCTTGTCCTTACCTTTTTGCCAATATTCTTTCATAATGTCATAAGTCTCTTGATTCATTCTGCCTTCTTTAAGACTTCTCTTATCACACTGTTCCCAAAATGAATATCGTTCTGGACTTGTTCTATATTTCATAGGTGTATATTTATCTTTTTGAAGAAAGATATTATTGTTCGTGCTAGTATAATACCAATACTAACCTCAAATATTTTGGATAGGCTCAGGTATAACATAACTCTTTGGCTTTCTTTGGTGTCCTACAAATACTTGGCTAGTTATAACCCCCATACCAACTACGAGGGTTATAGCTATGCCAACTATAAAGATGGCAAAATCACTCATTTTACCAGATTCCCAAGTGCGAGAATACTAGGAACCCAAAGGCCAACGAAAATAGCTTGATGTTTATTTACATCGGTATCCCCCAAGAACCATAGTGTGACACTAAAAACAAAACTACCAAAAGCTGCTAATAGAAAATAATTTTCACTCTTCATAATTAACCTTTCTTTAATAAAATTAGCTTTGTTTTCAATATTACAGAAAATTGGGCTTAAAACTCTACGGAAGTTGATTAAAGGGATACCCGCGACCCTAACCTATCGGCTCAACATATATTATATGTCTCTAGCTCATTCAAACACATAAACTTTGTTTTACCATACTGAATAGTTCTTGATTTATGCCAATGTCCAAATAACCATAAATCTGGCTCATGTATATTGAGTAATTCTTGTAATGCCCAAGTGGTATTATTTTGAAATACTCTTTCTCCAGTGGGAACCATTTGATGGGCAATATTTTCTGGACAATCATGAGTGATAACAATTTTTGGTTTAGTCGTGCGATATAATTCTCTCGCCTTCATAAACCCTTCGATTCCTACCTGCTCATTCTCCCACCAATCAATACCTATCGTTCGATAGATTCTATCTATACTGTATGCTCCACGGTAATAGAAAAACTCTATACGATTGAGTGATGTATATCCATAGTCGCCCAAAAAATGGGGATAGTTGTAACAAGTATCATAGTTATCATGATTACCGGGGATAATCAAATGTTTCGTTGAATCAACGTGGGTGAGAGTATCGTATTTGAAACCAAAATCGCCTAACTGAACGGTATAAGGATTTTCTTCTGTCCTTCTAACTATTTTATGATAACGCTCATATTTGCCATGAACATCGCCAATTACCGTAAATCCTTCCATCGTTTTTCCAATTCTTTTAGCGTTGATTCTGTTGTACCATCATCATAAAAACAATCGTAATCGCTGCCTGTTATTCGACTGTATTGTTCGGGCCAAATTTCGGACAGTACATTCATAACGGTTTGACCATATCTTAGCTCAAATGGGTGAGCATTATATGTATCGTCAACTTTGTTTAAGAACTGTGGGAAACTAAGCATCTGGATTCTCCAGATATCCACCTATCTGCGGTTCTGCATACTCATCATAGTCTGTATTCATTTCGTCTTTATGCCATTGTACCACAGTCTCTAGTGCTTCGTCAAGAGTGTCAAAATAATGTGACCGCGAAGGGCCAAGAACATAAGAATAAATGGATACTCCAGTAATTTTAAGTTCACATTTTTTATCACTCCAGTAATTTCCAAAATCTATACTAATATGTCCTTCTCCGCTCTTACAATGTCCATCACTATATTTAAAGTAATGATCGTAAGCTTCTTTTAACAATTGTCTTATCTTTATGAGTTTCTCTTTGTTTGTCATAGAAAATACATGGTATCCAATTTTTTGAGCAGATTTAGAAATATGGGCATTTGCTTGTCAACCTCATTATCTGGACCGCGATCTATTTGATCTAGTTCATCTTGACTCAGTATGTCTTTTAAATCTTTCATTGTAAACCTTTATCAATAGCATCCCATGTTACGTCTTTATACTTTGGATAATCAACAGGCCAGTATTTTGGTGGACTTTGTGGGGTAGGTAATTCTGGATAGTATGGCTTGCTGTATTGTAATTGCTCAACCTTTTTAACAAGCTCTTTAACGACTTTTTCAAGATTAAGTAGTGACTCCAATACAATATCAATCTTTTGCTTTGTTGTCTTTTTCTTTTTAGAAATTTTCTTTTTCATACCAGTATTTCTCCAATACCTTCTAATACGCTAGTTCTAACACCTTTACTCATATTACTTAAGAGTATGTGGTTCTTAAAAAAATCTTCACCCTTGGTTTTTACAATAACACCAAAAGCATTTCTAGTCCAACCGTTACTTAATGAGCGGACACCTTTGAAATCAATCTCAACATTAAATCCAAGATCAATCTCTTCTAGTATAGATTTTCTAAGTTCAGCGGCCAATTTTGTGCTGCTTAAATCGGTCCCGTACATATCTTTGATCTCATAATAAATTAATGGCCCTTTCATTGAAACCCCAATTCTTGATCTAAATCAGATAATTTTTGTAGTGCTTCTAATCTTTTCTGTTGACTTTCATAATTCAAACCAGCAACAAAGCCGCACTGAAAATAATAAAAGTCATTAGGAGTTCCTTCGTGATCTCCTTCTATCCATATTGTTTTTGCTAATTCCTTGGCTCTATTATAGCCAGATTGAACAATTTCTTTTTGTTTTTGTTGCCAAGTTTTTTTCATAATTTATTCATCTCGTATTCCATTGAGTTTATAGTCATAAACATATGGAAAATCTTGCATCATTTA